GCAACTGCCGCGTTGGTAGATGAAGTATTATAAATTAAAGCACCTCTAGCTGTGATCGTTACACCAGTAAAAGACAAATCAGCAAAGTCAACAATCGCAACACCTGATGAGACTGACGTACTTGGATTTGGTTTTACTAATACTCCACCACCTGCTGTATATTGTCCCGAAGCTGTAACTTCTCCAGTAGATGTATACGCTGTAGTAGCAGAACTTAACGTTGCAGCAGAAGTATACAGAGAAAGTTTAAAAGTATCACCACCCGTGTATTGAAAGTCGTGCTTCCCTTCTAGTACTTCTTGCTTAAAACTATTTGCAACTGCTTGTGTTATTGCCATGTTAACTCCTTATTGTTGTTTTGGAAGTCGAGGTGATCCATCTGTGAATTCATCTCTTCTTCTTCTTCCCATTTGTTCAACTGTAAATCCCTGTAAAGCTTGTTGATATTTTCCCTCATAATACTGGAGCATATCTGCTGGACCTTTTAAGAATCCAAACGCTTCTACTAAGCAAGCATATAAAAATCCAGTAGGAAATTCTGTACTTAAATATGTAGTTGTATTAGTAGCCGATAATCCTTCCGGTTTCAAGATATAATTTATCTGCATGTTATAATTTTGATCTGGGGTAGGAGCCACTACAATGGTATTTTCATCCCAATATCCGTAGTATTTAGGCAAACCTTGCACTCCTGTTGGGTTATATTCAGACATATAATTAGTATCTCTGTACTCTAAAAAAGATCTATCACTATTATCTGCTCCACCTCCCGCATTAGTAATCTGGCAGGATCTAATAATCAGTGTTTGGTTGTTAATAAGGGGTGTGTTTACATACCTTTGACCGGATACAATATCCGCTTGCGCATATTTTCTGTTGTTATCAGAATCTACATCTCGTAAAATTCTCCATTCAGAGTCTTGAATAAATCCATCTAATATAGTGGTTGTAAATACGTTAGCATCTACTTCACAATAATCTCTAATTTTAGTTAATAATTCTGCGTATGTCATATTATCCTTGTAACGTTACTGGGCCTACAGAGCAAGTGTTTCCTCCTCCATATATCCCACCAGTAGTGGCATTATCTGCACTTTGAAAATAAAAATAATTAATAGGGTTAGTTAAAGCATTTGTAGTAGTTCCTCCTGTTACTACACCACTAGAATTAATCTGTCCTAAAGAAATAGTAAAACCATTAGAATTACTAATATCACTTACCCCATCAAAAGTAGGAATGGTTAAATATCCAGTTGGACTAGTTGCTCCATAAAAACGAACTATGTTTCCAGTGCTTCTATCATTATTAGGAGAAGATACATTGATATAAGTGTTTCCACTATAAATAATAGTTTGAAAAGGATTAGAAGGTAGTAAAACTAAAACAGGGGGCTCTACTCTATTGGGTCTCGCATGTCCTAAAGCTTGAGGATCTGCACGATGAGGTTTTGGATTTAATTGAGGTTGTTTTGGTTCATACTCAGAAGTATGCACCCATGCCCCATTCCATTCTCTAACCATTTCTCTATAAGGAAACGCTTGACCAGAACGATCCGAGATAGCTTGAGAAAATTTTCCACTAGAACGATTAGCCATATTAATTAGTTGGGTAGTAAGTTTGAGGAGAAATAAAAGAGCTAGAGGGAGAACCATCTTCTTCTAATGCTCTTTTTAATTCATCTTCATATAATAATTTTAACATTTCAATTCTTTGTGGTGCAAATTTAACCGCTAAATAATAAGCTAGGCCAGCTAACATACAAGGGACAAAACGATAAGGCACATCGGTTGCATTAGTATAAGCTCCTGAATCTTGAATTCTTTTTTCGTAGTAATAATTAATAGTGTTACCGGCATAAGTGGCTCCCGGTGTTAGATACAAGGTAATAGTGACTTTATCAATAAACCGCTCTACAAAGAAATTAGTAGGTTGTCCTTGATCTTGTTTATTCGAATATCCTTGATAAGCAGATCTATTAATTTTTTCTAAAGGAAATCCTACGTTAGTAGCATTAATATAATTAGTCTCTAAAATATCACCTGTTCCATATACAATCGTGTTGTAATCATACACAGTGGCATCGTCCGCGTGCGTAGCTGCTGTAGTTGCATTCGCGCCGCGAGTGGCTCCGGTTAAACTTGTACTTCCTGAGTTCTGACCTGTATAAGTGATTTGTTCCGTTCCAATTAAAACAGTACCGGTAGTGGGAAACCCTACTAAAGAATTTAAAGGTATGGTAGTTACAGAAGCATCTATAGCTGCGGATAAACTATTAAAGACTCCATCTGAAGTCCCATCCGCAGAAGAACGATATAAATTATAAACAGCTTGACCTTGAATAAGAGTAATAGAATTATTTCCTACTTCCCAATAATGAAGACCTCTATTTCCCCATTCTTGAAATAGAATATTAAGCGAGCGTCGAGCACCTTTAAGTTGGTAACCAGATAATGCTTGAAGTCCTATTCGTTCGTATGCTTCTTCTATTATTTCTTCAATAGAAAAAGTTTTTTCAAACGTGTATGTTCCGGAAGTAGTGTTAGCCATTTAGACTCCTACCCTGCTGTTAAACCTGGTCCTGAATACTTATCAGTAAATAATGTGTAAGCAGTTACATTAGTTTTAGTTTTACAATAAATTCCTTTTGGAAAAACAATTCCATCTTCAGGAAAATTTAAAGTAAGTACATCTCCATTAGGGACATCTACATATAGTAATGTAGTTCCTGAATTAGATGTAGTAGTTAATTCTAACACACCTGCCCCTACACCGTCTGAGGCAACCGAAATTGCTTTCAACCTAATAGGTTGTGCTATAACTACTGTTGGACCTTGTGCAGCTGCTGATCTAGTTGCTTGTATATCGCCTTTAAAACCCATTTTATTCTCCTTAGTTAAGAGCTCCCTAAGGAGCTCCATTAATTATTTATTACGCTGCAAAAAGAAGCGTACCTGTAACTGCTGCTGCTGCTTTTGCACCATCAAAAGCTACATGCCATGTACCAGCATCCCAACAAATGAAATACAATATAGAACCTGTTGTTACTAGATTGGTAGCTGCGTCCGCAGGGGTAAATACTAATGCAGTTTCTCCTGCTGTTGAAGTATCATAAACCACTGCACTTGCAGTTCTAGATTCAATAACTGTTCCTGTAGACCAAACATCTGATCCAGCACAGTTAATAGTAGCTGCATTTACTCCACCTGCTGTATCAACAGATTGTACAAAAGCGACTTTAATTCCTGCTGTTGCTGCTGGTAAGGTAAAACCTCCCGCTGCTGCTCCAGTAAAATTCACTGTGTGAACTGTGTCAGCTACTAATGTGACTGATGCACCCGTTGCTGTTGCAGCGAAAGACATTCCTTCAAAATCAAATTTAGTACCTATATAAGTTGGAGTATAAGCTCCCGTTGTTGCGTTCTTTACCACCGATTGAAAACCATTTTCCGATCTTACTGGTCCGTTAAATGTAGTGTTTGCCATAAGTATATTCTCCTAGTTTACTCAATACAGTCTCTAGGCCGTCTGCTGAACTCAGTCTGTATCAAATATTAAATTGTTATGTTCAGTGGGTGTAGTATATATAAAAAAAGGGCGGTCGTGAAGACCGCCCTTAATTATAATCAATTAATGATGATTAGCTAGTTGGTAAGTTTCCGTTACCAAAGATAGCTCTAGGGTCAGACCAACCGAAGCTGTATCTTTCTCTAGATTTAAATCTTACATTACCTGTATCGAAGTCACCTTCCATAGCAGTTTTGATTGGACTTCTAACAAAATGCTTCATTCCATTAGGAACATCCGTTAAAAGATAGAAAGAATCAGTATCTGTTAAGAAGTGATTAATTCTGTATCCTTCTGGAACCATTCCCATAGAAGCCAAAGCATTGATGTCATTGTCCGCTGTTCCTGTTCTTAGAGGAGATTTCATCAATCTCTCAGCAGTAAATTGTAATTCTTTCGGAATTATCATTTTTCTGCCTGAAAGAGCAATTTTTAATCCTCTTTCATCTACAAAACCAGCGATATCAATCAATGATTGCTCTAGTGATGTTTCGTTCAAGTCAGCAGCAGTTGCTAGTACGTTAGCAAACGTACCACCAGTTGCCAACGGGTGAGAAGCATTAATTAAAGATACTCCATCTCCTCCGTCATAGCCAGATGATTTCTGTGCATTATTCAACACAGAAGCAGCTGTAACTTGCTTTGT